TTCACATACGAGATGGATGTGGGTTCGTTCCATTCTACAGTTACAGAAAGCTCCGTATCCGGAACAAACGTCCCGGATGAAACCGTACCCGTATTAGGCACCTCATGAGTTCGAAAGCGCTGTGCATCAGACGATCCCCAACCCTTTTCGTCTTGTAGAAAGTTCACGTCACCACCTGAAAGTACAGAAGGCGCTGTGGATGCTGAACCTTCTGTTACAGGAGTATTATCCTCGTTAACATAATTCATAATTGGTATACTTGACGTCAGGTTTGTATACCGCTTCACAATCACATTCTCGGTTACATAAAATGGTGGAGGGGCGGGACTGGGTGGTGATGGAGGTGGAGATGACGGTGGGGTGTGACACGTTTCATAACTTTGACAGTTCTGGCAGCATGCACTAATCTCAGACAATTTTCTTAAAGTTTGACGAACGCTGATATTCTGCTCATCTTCTTCTTCCTCACTATACGCAACGCTTGTTGTAGACGACGCATGTTTCGATGGTTTTGGTCCACCCAAATACCGAGAATACTTGAACTTATGGGCGAACGGCGCACCCATCTCATATTCGGCCGCCACTCCGTCGATCGCACCTTCTCCCATCGCCGTTGTCACGAATGTCGCATTCGTAAACGGCTTCGGGTACTTGTCCGTTTTACCTATTCTCGGCAATCCATCCCCGTCAAAGGAACACCCGATTATCCCGTGAGGCTGCACTGCAAATGCAGCATCATTTTGTACGGACTCAAATGACACATCCAATCGCTTCTTCGTTCCACTTATGCTACCATACACAGGTCGAATAGATACCTTTACGATCCATTCTTTGGTACGAATGATAGATGTCGACAAGTCGACCGAAACAAGTGGCAGGGTCACTTTATCTTTATGACAGTTCAATGTAGTATGTGGAAAAACAGATCGGCTCTTTTTCTGTGTTTCACCACACTTTATATGAACGATGGACCACCCCCAACCATTCTCATTTGCTTTCGAAGCATTTATATCGATAAATACTTCTCGATTGTCGTCGTCGCGCAACCTTGCGTAGAATTCTGTGAAAAAGCTACCATGAATTGTGTTGCCTTTCAATTTGAATACAGCATTTTGGGTGAGAACGTTAAAACTAGTGTTCAAGGAAGACATGAGATTGTAGATGGTGTTATCTTTACCTCTAAAATCGGTAGAACCACCGTGTGCTAGAAATAAATGAGGATCTTTGCAAGAACAAGCAGCTCCATGTGTATAAGAAATACAATGCAGCAGAATGCAAAAACGAATCATTTTACATTTGTATAGAAAAAATAAAAAATCAATTAACGACATAAATAAAATTCCGAATGTACGCCAACGATTTTTGAAAATGTGGTCATAATATATTTAATTTTTAATCTAAAAACGCGATCTTCTAATTACTGAATTGTGTGGCAATGACCCCTTTTATAATTATATTAGTACATAACAAAAATGAAGGAAGTATTCATATCTACCGGAATAGGATTATTTTCGTACTTTTGTATTCGAAAGTTTACGAGTTCAAAAAGAATAGACACTGCAATTTGCGTTTTAAATAATTTTGGTACTATTCGTTTTACTCAGATGGCATATGACAAGACATTAATAGAGTGCAACCTTGTATGTGATGATACTGTAAAACCTGGATTACACGGTCTTCATGTACACAAATGCGGAGACCTTTCAAAAGGTTGTGAATCAACTTGTTCACACTATAATCCAGATGGAAACGTTCATGGGGGCCCAACTGATAGGTACAGGCATCGTGGAGATTTAGGAAACATATATGTTGCAGAGAACGGATTGTGTAATGACACATTTGTTGCAACTTTAAACGTTTACGAAATTATAGGTCGCGGACTCATACTTCATGAGGGAGAAGATGACTTGGGTAAAGGAGGAAATGAGGAATCTTTAAAAACTGGAAACGCTGGTAAACGCATTGCATGTGGAGTTATTGGTTTGGTTGAATAACTTACTCTACAACCATTATGAAATTTTTTCAGCCTGAACTTGAAGTATTATACAGATTAATAGCGTTATGACGAGTGCCGATCCATCCATGGATCAAACAAGAAGGAAGAGACAACTCTGGAATCCACGACTCTATCACAATGACGACCTATACAACTCACCACAAAAAATCGCACCGGGCTCTCATTCTCTCTGTTTGTGAAGAAGTTACTGGTGATATTGTTTATCTCGATAATGAATTTGCAGAATTCACTCGATTTGCTCAAGAACATAAAAAAATTAATGTGAAGAGGTTGAAACCAGTAACTAATGCAAAGTGGAAAGCCGATGAAATCAAGAGACTTACCGGAGTCACCGCCGTCGCCCAAGACATTGATGATTATGTTCACACCCTTGCGGATAATTCGTGTGCATACATATGGTTCGATTACTGTGGTACAACTATGCCATATTCTTCATTTGAAGCTGCCTCAAAGTGTGTTAAAAATGAGGGTGGTATTGCAATCACACTTTCAATGCGGTGTAATTCAGAGATTCAAGATCTCTTTATAGGGAAAAGTTTGAAGAAGATTGGGTTTGCAAGTGATCCTCCTATTCAATACTATGGTTGCTCTGGTATTCGAAATATGAAAATATGGTTCTCACAGCGCAAGAAGAAGTTTATGAAACTTGATACTGAAAAAAACAAAAAAAGAAAATGGAATGAAAACTTGGAAGAAAAAACATTCAAGCGTCCAAGGGGAAGAGCACCGCTTGGTTGTGAGTGGGATTACACAAATGGAACTTGGACCAATACGGAAACAGATATTTCAGATGAACAAACTGAATATTCTTCTGATTCAGAAGTCATCTCAGAGTCTCAAAGTCTTGAAGTTGAAGAGACTAATAAAACAACAGAAAAGATTTATCCACGACCTCGCGGGAAAACTCCCACAGGGTTCGAATGGGATTACATAAAAGGTGAATGGGCAATGCTCCCTGAACCAGAAATGCCAAAGAAGAACCGAAAGTTTGAGCAAACTTCCGCCGAATCCATCGGAAAGTTCCAGTACAAAAAACGAGAGTTTTTTGCGGCAATTGTTGGAAAATGCTTCTATGATAAAAACTCATTGGATATGATCATTCTAGAAGTAGACGGAGATTCAACGGATATTTTGTGTGGGAAACCAATCACGCGCAAGGCAAAGGATGTTGTGTTAGTTGATTTTTAAATAACTTAATAATTTTAAAAAACTTTATATATTAAAATGAATGTTACTTTAAATAATACCATAACCTACTTGTATTCTGATGATTTATTTACATTATCCCACTACGGACATTCAGTAACTGGTATTATTTCCGAATTCATGAATATGACAGAAACACTTTATTTTATGTATACAGACTTTGTACAGTTTTATTTTACATAAAAAAAATAATAATAAATATAAAATGGAAACACTCAAACAAGTCGAAGACATTTTTGCAAATTTAAGAGAGTCTAATATTACAGAAAAAGATGCTCTAAATGAATTAAAGAAGGAAGTTTCAAAATTGAACCGAGAGGAAGCAAACGCCATTATGAAAAAAATGGACCGGTATCAGTACGAAGAAAGTCTTCGAAAAACTGTTTATGCAGTTTGTCCCATTATTTACGACTTGATAAAAGAGTGCGATTAACTTAAAAAATTTTTTTTTTTAAATTAATATAATGAATCAGGAATTATTCGACCTATTTTTTGACGAGGAATACAAACGTGGAACTGGAGGGGTTCTCTTTATAAAAGATGATAAGTATTCATATTTATTTCCGACAGAGTTCCACATTAAAGATTTTACAACTAAATTACAAGATATACTAGATGAAGATGAAAGAAAAAATATCTTCTTTGTCATCGAAAAAGACAACCAATTACACATTATGTCATACTCTCGCGAAAAAATACTTGTCGACGGAGCGCGAAACGCGCTCAACAACCAGAAAAAAACAAGCGATTGAAAATGCTATTTTTACAATACAAAATATAATAGATAAAGTAGATCCTATTACTAAAAAAGTTATTAGATTCGAGTTCGGTTTGTATAGAAACGGAGTTTTGTTATATTATGATGCAAAGGTATTGTACAAATATATTTGTACAACAGGTGATCTAAGAGATCCAATCACGAGATCAGAGTACAAAATTCATGAACTTATGCGACTTGATAGAATTGTAAAAAAAAAGTTTAAACTTACAGAAAATATAAATTTATTAAAAAATGCTTTTAAAATGGAACAAGAACGAGTATTACTCAGAGACCATTTTTTAGAAGAATACACATATTTGTTTACAGGTCTATTTCAGAAAATAACAGAAGATTTTGAATCATTTATACTGTTCACCGAAAACGTCTTCATACCTTTGTATGTACAAGTGCGTGAAAATTCTTATACTACATGTCTTGAAACCGAAGTAAAAACACATCAACAATTTTTGAAACAAAAATTGTTGCAATATAGTATGAGATTAAGAACATTTAATATAAATTCAATAGAAGTAATACTAAGTTTAATAAATAAAATTTAAACCATTTTTCATAAGATTACATTTATTTTTTGTAAATCCAACGTGTTTTTGATAAAAGTCTTTGTTTAATCACAAGAAACAGTTCTTTCACATTTAATATCTCTCATAAGCGCTGTTCCACTGTCGTCTAATATGACATTGTCATTTGAAAATCGTATTAAATCAGAAATTGTATGTACATGACCTAAAAACATTCTTCTGCAACATATTCTTTGAATACCAAGAGAATCCAAAACTTCTTTTTTTGTTTCGTTATTACTTACTCTTATTGTATACTCTGAATAGTTTGATCCCAAAAATGCATTACATGTATAGCATCGTACTGGGAACATTTTTTAGCTAAATAGTAACCAGACAAATATTCTGATCTAATATTGCTTAAATTTTTTAAAAAATTCTTTTTCATCACGTAAAAAGCCACGTTGTTTCGGTGCAAAAGATAATCTAAAACAACGGTAATAAAGTTTTTCGAATCCATACTTTAAAAAATTCAAACGTATTTGGAATGATAGTACACGTGTCAAAAGCCCCATTTTTTTAATAGATGGTACAGCTTCGTATTTATAACTCCTTTCTAAACTCATGAACACATCTCTAATTAAACTCAACTTTTTTCTATGTTCATTTTTGCTAGATGCATACAACCCAATATTCAACAAATTTTTGATTAAAATTTCATTCAACTCTTTTATTTTTTTGCAACACACTAGTATATAAACAGTTCTATACAAGGGTTCAAACCTTTCTTGTTTCATATCATTATTTGAAATAAGTTTTGAAAAGAAATCTTGTAAAAACGAAAAACATTCATCTTCTTGCTGTATGGTCATCGTCGTATACGGATGACGTCTGTCCAGATTATCTTGCATCATTTGTTTATACCAACTTCAACTTACATGAGTCGTGCCCAATTATAATTATGGTATCAGGATCAGTATTACGACGCAATGACGGGACATGTATCCCACCGATATCCCATGTGGCAGGAAGATCCCTTGCATAGTACGCAACCATAACAATGACTTTTCCATTTTCTTTAAAAGCCTTGTGAACCATTCCGTATCTGTTCCATTCAGAAAGTACAGTTGCTCCTCTGTGAAAAAAGGGCTGTTTTTTGGTATTTTTTTGTGTCTTTTTGATTGCATCAAATTTCTTGTTATGGCCCGGACCTCCAAATGAAACGTATTTTTTATTGTGATTTTTGTGGTGGTCAGCGTCGTGGGAAACACGTGACAACATTTTGGGTGCTGCGTAGAAGATCGTTTCAGTGCCGGGTGTTTGATCCACAAAATGTTTAGTTAATTTTTAATGATTGTACTTTTCGATTCGATTTGAACTCAACTTCACCCAACACATTAGTAAGTTTTAAATTTGAAACTTTTGTAACTGATACTTTTACATTTTTCATGTTTTTATATTTTGTACCATCTAAACAAGTTTTCATGGCATGTACCAACACTTCATTGGATGGTTCAGCACATTGAACGATTACGTGTCCGGATGGAAACGATTCCAAATGAATCCACGTATGATCTGGTTCCGATTCCGAAACCAACAATGCATTTTCCTTTGCATTTTGTCCAAGTTTTATAATTATGTTTCCATGCTGAAAAACTTTCATATTATATAATCACTAGAATAAATAAATGAATATATTTTTAATTATTTTTACAATAATAATTTTAATTCTGATTTTATGCAGAAAAAAAAAAGTAACATTTCAAAGCTGTAACACAGACTCTGACTGCACTTGGAGTACATATAGTGTTTGTGGAAGACAACATGTCTGTGAACATATATTTTATGAATGAGTTCTAAACCTTTCCAGTACACCACATGATCGATATTGATACAGAGCAAACATAACGCATTTGGGTATACGAACGTTTATAAATTTGTCTCTTACAGTACAAATGAAAAAGTTTTGATCTTCTTCATCGACTGAAATATTGGAAAATTGAACATATTTTCTTCCATATACTATATCATTGTAATATTTATTTCCTGGAACTTTTGTCACATCAATCAAAAAGCTATCTAAATCTATATCGTCATCTTCACTTTGACTCTCGCAAATATTTTCTGTATTTTCGTCCAACATATAATAATCCTCATCAGTTTTGGGTTTTTTTACTAATTTAGAGACCACATGATTCATTTGTTTTCTTTTTATGGATACTGGTTGCTTCATCAACAAACTCAATATAGTTTTAGATGCTATTTTTTCGTTTGAACATCTGCATAATTTTGATTTGAAATTTAAATGCGAAAATTCAAGACTTCCGTTTTCTATGGAAACTTTTGCTTCTTTTAGTGTTTTTAATACAACTGGTTTTTCAGATCCGTCTAAAAATTTCATATTTATTCGCCAACGTTTCCAACCATTGTTTCCTTCAGATGTTGTTTTTCTCAATAATTCAGTGTGTGCATAACGCCCTGCACTCGTCAAGTTGTTAAATTTAGTACCATCCGGAAATGTCACCGATGCATCTTCCCCAGAAATAGAAGTCATACAAGCAATAATTGAAGTTTCCGAATTTTTTCCTTGTCCAAAACGTATGTAGGCAGGGAGCTTAATTGCATAGTTTTCTTTTAGTTGTGTCGGCGTCGTGCACCACTCACAAGAACATTCGTGAAACATTTTTTTCTTTTGGTCACTCATCCATTTCTCTTTGATCCTTTTTTTGTATTATTTTTTTTAATTAAAAACTTTTTCATACATTACATTTCTTGACATCGAAATAAGTTTTGTAACTGCATTTAATCCAAGTGTTTCCGTCTGACCATTCAATTTTTTCATCTATTATGTTACCATATAATGGTTGAATTTCGCCTCCGATGAAAACTGCTTCCATTCTTAATGTACTGTTGTCAATTTTGTGTATTGTCCATCCTCGATCCCATGGTGCATCACTTCTTACTTCTAATATATTATACTTTTGCTGTATGTGAACCGACATCCCCTGTTGAGGCAAATAATAAGTACCAATAAAAGAAAAGTAAAAAGGTAACAACCACATTTTTGGTTTATTTTATTTTTTTTATAAAAAATAAACAAATATTAAAATATTAATAATTACACGCGTTTTATTTTTAAGATGGAAGTGTAATCTTATTAAGAAACAACATCCAGTGGAGAGCCATATTAACAATTATATCATTTTCGTGTGTCAACAACTTTTTCCACCATTCTATGCGAAAATCAATTGTTTCTTTTTCAATATCACTCGGTTCCCATATCGCATAAGACGGTATACTGCCATGATCGATATGGAGAACAATATTCCGTGCTGTCGCTTCCTCCATCTTATTTAACAATCATATAAAAAATATCATTAATAATACTTACCAACAAAATTGTAAAATAAATTATGGTACACAATGCTTACAAGAATACCACTGCATGTAAAACGAAGTAACTTCATTTAAAACTCTGTAATCCGAAAAAGAAGTTGTAACTTTATCAGTTGGTAAATAATCTTCCGTAATAACTTCGGGAAGATTTGGAACAATGTCATAAAGCTGTCTTTGTAAGTCTGAATACTCATTATCAGATTCATTATCAGATTCATTATTAGATTCATTATTAGATTCATTATTAGATTCATTATTAGATTCATTATTAGATAAATCATAACTGTATACGTCACAAACATGACCAAGTTGTACTAATTTTTTACATTCTTCAGTTGCATTGTTCAAAGTAGTGTGCATCATACATGTACAATTTGTTGGTTGTGGTAATCTAAAAAATAATGAAGAATTCGTGTTATTTGTTTCAAATTGTGTCTCCAAAAAATAACTTAAAGTTCCACATCCTGTTGCGACAACGAAAAACGTAACCAAAAATATATTACAATAATAGCTGGTTTGATTAGTTTTAAGTTTAGCATTTGTTTTCATGTCTACACTATTTTCTTTATTTTCTGAATACATTTCTATTTCTGTTTCTAATTTTACTTGGTCATTTTCCATTTATAACTGTAAATAAATTTTTTAAAGTACCGAACACCATTCGAACTTGTTTGAATGGTGGAAAATAGAATTTCATTTACAAAAGGAGCTTTGGCATCGGCACAAACCAAATACCAGGTAGTTTATAAATATTTTTTTTGTTTTTAGTAATCTAATTTGAAGTCGTATCTCTCGAAAGTGTAACATCTTTTAATCCAGCCCAATCACTGTTTTCTTCCAAGACAATTTTTTTGACTCCTGAAAGAGATTTGAATTCCCATGTGTTGACACCAGAAACACTAGAACATACAACGGTATAAGTATTTAAAAGTCCTAAATGTTGTTTTAATTCGGCACCATGACTTCCCATACCAAATCGCTTGGATACATTTTTAGAGTTTATGAATTCCAAACCTCCATTTCCTCTAAACTTGAACACATCTTTTTTTCCATCTACAAAGTAGTAAGTTATTTTGGCATTTCCATTAGGGTGTACATCAACATGATTTATTTTTATACTATACCTGTTTTCCGGAACAACATTTATAGATTTAGTTTCGTTATGTACCATAAAATTTTTATATTTTGAAGTTATTTCGTACTCTTTTTGGAGTTTTTTATAATCTTTTTCTATCAAGTCTAACTTCTTTTTATATTCATTACTGGACAAAGAGAGTTCTTTTACCTTGTCGTCACATTCTTTTGATAGTTTTTTATGTGCTTCTTTTTGACTCGTAGCTACTTCTTTGTTTTTAACGTTATCTATTTTGAGTTCATTGATTTCTTTTTTCTGTATTGATATTCGTTTTTTAAGAACTTCTATTAATTTTTTTCCTTTTGTTTGTTGTTTTGTTAATTCAGTCTTGAGATTAGAATCATTTATAGCAAATTGGGTCTTAATGTTTTCGTTTTCTTTCTCAACGCTCATCAATTTTTTTTGAAGTTCCGAAATTTCTTTTGTGAGTGTTTTTTCTCTTGTCAAAACCGATGCCATTTCAGTTTTAAGAAAAGATATTTTTTCTTTGCATTCAACATTTGGGGTGTTTACTGCTTCATTTTCTTTTAAATCGCTTATCTTTCTTTTCAATGAATTTACTTCGCCAATCAGTTTCTTATTTTTTTCCTCACATTTTTGAATTTCATTTTCGACTTCTTTCATACCACTACTTTTGATTACAGCATTTCCCATTTTTTTATTACTGAAATCAAACTTTTATTTGTTGTTTTTTAGTTGTCAAAAAACAACATAATGGAATTATTATCACTGTCAACAGCATTTTATGGGTTTAGAATTTCTTATTCATGGGACAAATGTTCTCTCTCATTTTATACTGTTTTATTAGTAACTTCCGCCTCTGTTTTAGAGCACTTTGTAAACACACTGAATTATTTTGGGAAAATTGATAAACAATACAAGGAATATGTTTTATGGTTGGATAGATGCGCAGCACTGCTGGCTACTTATTCCCGATATAAAACAGTCGAACACAAGTTACAATTTATATTTAAGAAGAGAACATTGATTACATTTATGCTATATGTATCATTAGATATGGGGTTTTGGAATGGCAAATATTACGACTTTTTTCATAGTATATGGCATCTATTAGTATTTTCTCTCCTCGATAAAAACTACAAATAAAACAAGTTTAAAAATCAGTTTGTGTGTATATAAATTGTTTATACAAATTAATAGTTTCAATATATGATAAAATGGGAAAGTGCATTGTTACCAGGTGCACTTTTAGGGTGTTGTGCAGTCGGGTACTATGCTTGTCGTATATGGGAGAAGAGTTTAAAACTAGAACAGCATAAACTGTACGTAAATTCCACTATAAAACTTATTGACATGGGACTAAAGAAGTTAGGAGGTACAAATTGTTAATATTGTATTCTGGGTTGTTCATTTATAGACTGTATTATTGCCATCCACATAACAATCGTTATGTAACCTTCAACCCCGTTCTGATTATCGTATTCTTGTTGTAATGTAGAGAAGTACTGTATTTCTTCGATTGACAGTGGATATCTCTTGATACACTCTGTCAAAATTGTAAGTAAATTATCCGAAGACATATAAGGATAAAAGAAATTGATGTTTTTAAACAAACTGAATAGTTCGTAAACACTTTTGCATCGTGAAATACGTGAGCTTAAATAGTACAAGTATAAATTGTATTTTTTTATATTATAATATTCTATAAAATTTTGAAATTTTATGGTCATTTAATATACTTTGAAAAGTTTATCAAAAATTTTTAATGTAAACGTCACTATATGAAAACAACAAAAAAACTTATGATGTTCAAAAATAAATAATGATCGAAAGTGACGAAGAACTAAATTTATCCCAAAATCTTCCTATAATGACTAGTGCGACATCTCCAAGTGTTGTATTGAAACCACATGCATCACCGCCTAGAACCATAAAACAAGATTCATTTGATTCTCCGTCACAAGGAGAACTTTCTAGAGCTTTAAGTACTTCTTTAGAAGATGAAACTAACAAGTTAAGAGAAAGTCAAAAAGATTCTTTTGCGAAAACTGTAGAAGAAGCACATGCACAACGGTCATTGATTAGAAGAAAATCTAGGGAATCGGAAAATGATGATGAACTTTTAACGACAGAATTCCCGAATTCATCTTCAGTTTCATCAACCCAGTTTCCATCATCGTCTTCTTCATTCCCACAAACATCGTCTTTTTCATTTCCACAAACATCGTCTTCTTCATTCCCACAAACATCGTCTTTTTCATTTCCACAAACATCGTCTTCTTCATTTCCACAACCAGTACCAGCTGATGTGTCTTTTTCGAGACGAAGAGCAGGAAGAAATTTGAGATTTAGTAATGAAAATCATGTGATAGATAGACTTGATTTCTCACTCCCTGATAGCTCAACAATGCCGGTTGTAGGATCAACGGGTAGTTTTGGTTCAGGAGCATCATCGGGTTCGAATGCCGAACTGACATCACTATTGGAAGATCTCACTGTGGAAGAAGAAGAAGGAAAATCAAGACCGAGTATACAATTCAAATCAAAAAGAACCAGAGAATAAAATATACGAATGGAAACATTCGGAATTCCATTTTTTTTGTTTTACTATGTATAAATACATGACTCGAACACTTTTCATATTACTTGTTACAAGTGAAGCTTCACATATGGGGACACCCCTTCCACCACCTCCATCTTCACCTCTTCAATGCATAGGAAATCGTTTGAGTTTCGTTGCGACTTACGGTGGATGTGAAACATATGATATTCACGGTTCGAATGCCAACAGATACTGGTGTGATCGGGATACTGGTTTGAATACATCAACCCCAGACTGGAATTGGGATATAACTTGGTGTGAACTAAAAGGATTGCCGTGTATAAATGGAATACCATATCATAAAATTCTTAGTGATGAGAACGTGGGACTAAAAGCAAAACAAGTTTGTTACGAATGTGGAGAATGTGGATTTTTCCCTCCATCACCCCCTTTACCTCCATCTTGTCCACCTTCGCATGTCAACGGATATGTTAACGGATGTAGCGGACAAGGTGTCACTTACACATCCGAAAACGGATGCCCAGCATGCGTTTGCAAAGATGGTTATACTGAAGCTGGAAATAATGCACTTGGACAACTCGTATGCTGTGACCAGTATCATGCATTCAATCAGGAAACATTTGAATGTGTTGATCCTAATAGTTTAATAGATTGCTGTGATGGAACTTATCCATATTGGACGTCTTCGGGCGACAGATGCGTATGGTTTTGTAGTGAAGGTACACAACCAGATCTGAACCCGTGTGGTGAATGTGTATGTAAACCTGGATTTTTAGAAGTCAATACAGACGAATATGGTCGGAGAATTTGCAAAGAACCATCTCCTCCCCAACCACCATCACTTTCACCACATCCACCACCTTCACCTCTTCCACCTCCGCTACCTTTTCCACCTCCGTATAGTCCAGGTTTTTGTAGAACATCAAACTGTATCGCCGATAAATACTATGACAATTCAAAATCGGATCTAGGAACAGGATGTTGTTGCACATCAGGAGGACAATGTGCTTCTCTCCATTGTGATTATTCGCAATGGCACTGTCATGCACAGCCTTCACCTCCGGTATCACCATTTCCTCCATCTATACCACCTGTACCATTACCACTTTCACCACCATTATCTCCGCCATTGTCCCCACCACCTTCACCATCATTATCCCCTTCATTATCCCCATCATTATCCCCACCAGAATCGTCACCTCCTGTACCGTTAGCTCCTGTATCCCACCCACCACCTTCCTGTCCTTTAGACCATGTATGGAAAGAGTGTGGAAGTGCATGCACCCCGTCATGTTCCAAACCATTTCCAAATTGCACAAATCGATGTGTGGCACGTTGTGAATGTCCGCAAAGCGCTCCCATTTTTGACGATGGTAATTGTATAACATATGAAATGTGTCAAACATGCGAAAATATTAGGAACAAGTATGAACAAGCAGGATGTTGTGAATCATAGGTAATTTTTGTAATTGTAGTTAAATAATTGTTTTATTTTAGAATAACTATATATTATAATAGTTTTCTTCTTACAACAATTCAATGTACAAATAAACACTAATATAAATAATAACACCATCATAATTTCAATCAGAATTTTATAACAATAATCTATATTATTTAAAATGAAAATAGATAATGAACTTAAACTCGATTTTCATAACGTTTTAATACGTCCGAAACGTTCTACATTACAAAGTAGGTCTGAAGTAAACTTGGAAAGAGAAATAAAATTCAAATGGTCTACACTTACGTGGAAAGGTGTACCGATAATTGCTGCCAATATGGATACAGTTGGAACGTTTGAAGTATATGATATCTTGTCAACGTTTAACATAATTACCGCATTTCATAAATTTTATGAACCTGAAGATTTTACAAGGTTCAAAGAAAAAAGAGGTAGTACTTTTAATCCAAACTTGTTTGCAATTTCTACAGGTATTGGAAATGAATCTATAGAAAAATTAAAAAATATAAAAATAGAATTCAATATAATTTGTATAGACATTGCAAATGGGTATATATCATCGCTTGTAGATTTTTGTAAACAAGTAAGAGAATTGTTTCCAGAAAAAATTATAATCGCTGGAAATGTAGTCACTCGTGAAATTGTCGAAGAGTTAATTTTGAATGGAAAGGTTGACATTGTAAAAGTCGGTATAGGTCCAGGAAGTGCATGTACCACAAGAGTAAAAACAGGTGTAGGAATGCCTCAACTTTCAGCAATCATAGAATGTGCAGATGCCGCCCATGGAGTAGATGGTCGGATCATAGGAGATGGTGGAATTACATGTCCTGGTGATATGGCAAAAGCGTTCGGTGGAGGCGCAGATTTCGTAATGGTAGGTGGTTCGTTTGCAGGACACGAAGAAAATCCAGGAGAAGTCATAGAATTAGAGGGTAAAAAATACAAGGAGTTTTATGGCATGAGCTCAAAACGTGCAATGGTAAAACATTATGGTGAAATGAATTCTTACAGATCCTCCGAAGGAAGACATATAAAAATTCCGTTCAAAGGAAAATTGTCAGATACCGTTTCTGACTTTTTGGGCGGAATTCGTAGTACTTGTACATATATTAATGCAAAATCTATAAAAGAAATATCAAAATGCACAACATTTGTGCAAGTTTCACAACAAGTAAATGCAGTATTCGTATCTTGAGTTTATTTATTTTAAATTTAAAAAGTAATACTATAACATAATGAAAATACTCTTAGTTGATAATACAAAGAAAAACTTGTGTGACTTTACAAGATTACTTGAGAAACGATTGTATAGTTTCACAAACGATCTTGTAGTATGTGATGATATTGAAAAAATAAACTGTATATTGTCAGAAAAATTTGACGCCATCATACTTTCTGGATCCTCTTTAAACCTTTCTCAACCAAACAAAATGGACTTTTTTAGTAAAAGTGTAAATATGTTACTAAGATTTCCAAACATTCCAGTACTCGGTATATGTTTTGGAATGCAGCTGATAGTCGCATCTTATGGAGGACATGTAAGTAGGTTTGAAAAAGTCAGAGATAATATCCATACTATAAAAATAGAAAAAAATAGTGTTTTATTTGGTGGAACTCCTGGTTCTTTAAAAGTAACACTTTCCCATCAAGACTTTGTAGACAGTGTCCCTCCAGATTTTCACACTTACTCAAAAGATGGAGAGTCTATTCAAGTTGTAGAATCATTAAAACATCTTCGTTTTGGTGTTCAATTTCATCCAGAAAAAAAAGTAGAACACGAAACTGTTTGTGTCCTTGAAAATTTCTTCAACTTTTTAAAAGAACGAACTAATATTCCTAAACATTTAAGCTTAGAAGTTTACTACAATCGAATATTCGCAATAAAAAACAGCGGGCGTATTATGATTGATAAAAATACAGAAACATTAGAAGATAAATTTTTTTGGACACAAATGTGGAATCAACACAGACTGGCTTGGAATATACCAGCAAAACTTGTATGAATTTTTTTTGTAATCTGAAAAATATAAATTATTCTGACTCATTAAATTTGTAATGAAAACAGCACGGATAAAATACATATTTCAATTTTGTTCTCAACCTATATTCGTTTGTACAAATTGTTTTAAAACAAAACCAACCATGTTTGTCCACTTTTTTTTTCCCTACTTTATTTTTAGAATTACATTTTTTACAAGTTGTTTTAAGTGTTAGTATACCGAAACAACAATTGAAACAGAAACAAGGATACGCTACAACATGAGCAGCGACATGTGTATTATCGTCAAGTTTTTTAAAACATTGAGAACACCTTTTAGAATACTTGTGTTTTCTTCTTTTTTTAGGATGTGCGTCAGTAGTAGAAGTTGCATGAACATAACTCACAAACGGCCAAAGACACATTTAAATTACAAAGTTAAAAAAACACTTATGAATGTACATATTCTATACAGTTTAAGACATATTCAGTCACTCTGTGATACGGTATTATGTTTACATTTTCACTAATTTTTATACGTCCTGGGTACAAATTTCTGATTAGTCGTACCATTTCATAAGCTTGGTTATATAATTCATCTTGATTGTTGTGTAGTTTAACGGAAATTTCAAATTTTTGGGAGTGGAATGCGTGATTGTTTTTGTAGTGTTTTTTTGTACTTATCGTAAAACGGTTTCCGTGTATAGTTTCCCCAAGCGAACTTATCATAGTTGCGTGTTTATAACCATCGTCTAACACAAGAATCCAATTCCAGTCCTTTATTTCTCTCATTTCTCGTGTGAATTCTTCTTCATCTAGTCCCTCAAAACCCCAGTGTGTCTCGTTTCCTTTTGTGTAAAATTTAAATCCATGTTTAAATGGTATATAAAAATCAGTGTCATTTAATTTAACGTAAACGAGTGGAGTTTCACCACCATACAAGTCTATGCGCATTTTAATACATTAAAAAAATAAACTTTAAACTGTTACGCGATTTTTTTAACTAACAATGTTGGCAAAAAAAATTGACCTTGTTCCATTTTTTTTTTCCGATTGTACAATTCTTGAAAAGTCACCTTCACAGCGCGAGAATTATACAAAATTCTCAGCATATATGTGTCATGTGCCAAACAGTATGCGTTTAACATAAATGAGGCTTTTTGTACGCATTCCGTCGTCAAACCCGTTAAATAATTTGTTTTTATAAAACATTGTTTTATTTTGTAACCACATTTTTCATGATCCAAGTGACGATCGTCAAGTATTATACACATCTGTGGCTTGTTTTTACGAACCCAGTTGAATATTTCGGTAGGCCTTTCGTCATTTTTGTTTTCAGTACACCCTATAATTTTCATTCCATACTTTCCCAACACCATCGCTATATGTTCACGGTAAGATTTGTAAAGGCGCCAGTTGCTGGACAATACAATGTCAGCACCTGTTTTTTCCACAATTTTTTTGAGATTTTCAATTAATGATGGATAAAGTTTCCCATTAATACACAACACACCATCCACGTCGAGAAATATAACCCTGCTCATTTTCTCGAGGACACGTCACTGTCGTTTTTGTATAAGAGTCCCTGTCTGGACGCTTGAGAGGTGATAAATATACGAGTCTTTGTTTGGTATAACTTAACATTGTATTTTTTCACACAGTTTGAACAGTTCATTCACACGATTTCGCTTGCCCCATTATGTTATATCCAGACTATCAAATATATATAATCACTGATATTCATACAAATGCGGTGGAAATCCTGGAAACGAACAGCAACCAAATATACTTTTGCACGAACCCTTCAAAGGGATTCGATTTTTGTACCCGTATTTATGATTTCGACATTTTGCTACAGGGTACTTGAACGTCTCATTTTGGGAAAATCGCAGAGCTTTGGGATGGCTTTTGTGTATGAAAGCAGTGTCTCCAAAATTACCAGCGTATAAATATCCTTTTTTGAATAATCGTTGACAAAGTAACGGAGATGGGCGTTCTATTGTCATAGTACTGATTGGTGTCGACCAAATCGATAAAACATCTTCTTCTGCACCTTCCACATCAAGACTTAAATAATCAATTTTTTTCAAGTTTAAATGATCGATAATATATTGAAGTGAGTGAGCTTTTCGTGAGATTATTTTTTCGTTTTCTGTATTATCATATTTTTCATTTACAATGCCTCCCATTTCATTTTTATAAGTGAAATTAATGTATTGTTCTTCATTAGAAACTACTGTATTCCAAATTGTACATGATCTCATTTTTTGAAGTAATCGAATACACTCTGTATTTGCATCGATACAAATTCCTTTCCAACCCGATTTCTCTAATAAATATGTGTTTGATTGATATATTGGATGATTTGCAGCTAAATCTATAAAAGTCAAATTATTATATTTTATATTTTTAGGAAAGACTTTCTGTACCCACTTATACTGTGGTGTAGGTTGATAAGTTTTTGCAAAATCATTTGTAGAAC